GCGGGGCGGTGGTGGTCGTCGCGGCGGCGGCTCTGGCGGTGGTGGTGGTTATGGCGGCGGCTCTGGCGGCGGCTCTGGCGGCGGTGCTGGCGGTGGTGCTGGTGGTGGCAATAATGGCGGTGGCAATAGCGGTCATGACAATGACCACGGCGGCCCGAATGGCAAGGATGATGGTAAGGGTGATAATGACAAGGATGATGGCAAGGGAGGTGTCAGCGGCGGCAATTGCCAGGCGGGCAAGGCGCCGACCTGTAAGGGCGATCCGGTGCAATGTTATATCGCCAGAGAGCAATGGCGCACCGCCTGCCTTGCCGAGCGCAACGGCAGTAGTGTTTCCGGCGGCGGCGATTGCAGTAAACCGCCGCAATGCAAGGGCGACCAGGCGCAGTGCTATATGGTCAAAAAACAACACGAAATTGCTTGTGCTGCGCAGCGCAATGATGACCGTATGAAAGAGATTGACGACTACGGTAATAAGCATCGCAAGTTTTTTGACACGCTTGATACCAACGGCAGCGAGGAAGGGATTACCGATAGCATCGGCAAACAGAAGATTGACCTGCCTAAGCAGCTCGATACTGGCATAGTCCGCCTACCCGACCAATGTCCGGTTATTCCGCCCATCAACATGGGTATTTTTGGCGTGGCTGAAATTCCGACCGATCAGTTCTGCGATTTCGCGCGCACCTTTGGGCGTGTGGTGTTGGCGATTACCTATATTGTCGCCTTTGGTATTATTGTGAGGGCTACCTGATGCCTGCTTTTCTTGCCGCCATTGGCGTCATAATTATTGAGTACCTCATTAAAGGCATTATTTGGCTGATTAAGCGCCTTTTGATTGCTTTTGGTGTGGGTGTCATTGCCTATGTTGGCATCCAGCCATTTATCGACTACATCATCCGCGTAGTCGTGGATTTGATTGTTACCGATGATACCTATCAGATTGCCGCATGGTTGGGCGTGATGCGTTTTGGCGAGTGTGCCTCGGTTATGCTTTCGGCGCTTTCCTACGCGCTTATTATGCGCTTTAAAGACCGTATCCAGTTCACCCTTAACCCATCCAAGTACTTCGGGTTCTGATGGCGCTCTATCTCATTACAGGCACGCCGGGGGCGGGTAAGACTCTCAACACGCTGCGCATGGTTCACAAGCGCGCCGAGGACGAAGACCGCACGGTTTTTTATTACGGCATCGACCTCATTCGCGACAACCCGGCAAAGATTGATTTCTCGCGCTGGATTGAAATGCAGGGCATTGAGCATGCAGGCGAACCGGGGGCGATTACCCCGCACAGTTGGCAACAGGCGCCAGATGGCGCGATTATCCTGATTGACGAGTGCCATTTTTATTATCCGCCTGTCGGTATTGGCGCAAAATTGCCGGATTTCATCATGGATTTCGCGATTCATCGGCATCGGGGTTTTGATATTTACCTTATAACACAGGGCCCGGCACGGGTTAATTCGGCGATTAAGGATTGGGTCTCGCCGCATATCCATTTCCGCAAAATTTGGGGCCGCGTCGTCCGTAGCTATGAAAATGAGGTGTGCGTTAATGACATTCGCAACGTGCGCGCGGTTTCCGAGGCGGCGATTAAGCGCCGTGTGCCAGAAGACAAGCGTTGGTTTGGCGCCTACGTCAGCGCCTCCGTCCATACCAAAAACAAGCGCACCCCGGTCAAATTGCTGTTTATGGCGCTTTTTCCGCTGTTTGTCGTGCTGCCGCTGTCTATCTGGTATTTGATGTATTATTTTCAGTCACTTACAGGCGAGGCGCAGGCGCGGCAGGTCGAGCAGCATCAATCGGTTGCGGCGGTTGCGCCGGGGCAGGCGCCGGGGCAGGCACCGGCAACGACACCTGCCGAACATTTTGCGCGCGAGCGTGGCCAGGATGACCAGGACAAATTTGACCCGACAACCGCCTATATCCCGCGTATCGAGGCGATGCCGGAAACTGCTCCTGCCTATGATGATTTGCGGCGCCCACAGGATTTTCCAAGGCCTTCATGTTTGATGCGCGCCAAGCGTTGCGAGTGTTACACCCAACAGGCGACGTTGATGCGCGATTATCCGCAGGATGTGTGCCGTGCCATTGTTCGCGATGGCCAGTTTGATCCGACGCGCGCGGATGGGCGGCGCGGTAGTGGTAATCGTGGCGCGCTCAAATCCGACGCACCGCCGCCCTCATGAGTTACCCACAAAAATTGTGGGTAACTTCCTAGAATGAAGACTAAGCCATTGAATATCAAGAGAATTTAGCGCTTGATTTTTCGGAAGGCGCGCCGTTGCTGGATTTGTCGCTTTTGTTTCCGCTTTTTCTGCCTCATTTGAGGCTTCATTTACCGCCCCGCTATTGACGGGGCTTTATTTTTTGTCGTCGCCGGGGCAGGGCAGGGCGGTGATATCAATGCCCCATCTATCGGCTAATAATTGACGGTGCCGCGCGTAGGTTTCGCGTGAGGTAAAGTGCTTGGGGTCGATGCCTACCCGCCACAGCAGATAAGTGCCTCGCACGCCGTGCGGCATGCGGATGATGTTCAGGCGTTCGCGGTCGCTGATTCTGAGGCTCATTTGTCAATCTCTTTGTAATGTCTTTGCGTTTGCCTTGTGGTTATTTTGTGGCTACAATATAGCCATTAAATAGCTACAAGAGGTGAAGATGGATACGATAATCCGATGCAGGATACCCGATGACCTGAAAGCTGTGTTTGTAACGCAATGCGAAGGTCAGGGATTGACGGCAAGTTTGGTGTTGCGCAAGTTGATTGAGGGTTATGTTTCCGATAACGCGCAGATTGATATTTTCAAACAACAAAAGAGGGCAAAAAAATGAACCTTTCTGAAGAAAAACTGATTTCCGAGATTCAGGAATCGCAGGCACGCATTTACAAGATGCTTGCCGAGGTTGATAAGCTGCGGGCAGAAACCAGACATGAGGAAAAAAGCACCTTCAAGGTCATTGTTGAGGCTTACTTTTATCCTTTCATCGTCGTTGCCACCTTGTTGGGCGCTTATGCTGCCTTCGTTCACAGGTAACGGTTTTCCAAGTAGATGCCGCGGGGTTTGTGCCTCGCGGTTTTTTTTGCGCGTGCGCTGTCTGTGGCGCCTCACGGGCAGGGCTGCGCGGTAGGCGGCGCGTCGATGGTTGAGAGTGAACGGGCAGGAATCCGCCGGAATTGCGGTGGCGTTCGGGTAGCTGACTTCGGAAATGGCCGTGCGGGACGCGCTAGGGCTGCGCAGGAGGCATTGTGCGGGGCACTGGTGTCGGTCGCCCTTGTCCAGCCAAGCGGATTTGCGACACGCACGGAAAGCGGCGAAATGACGCGGTTGAGGGAGAGCGACGGACAGCGCGCCTGCCGCAATGACAGACGCGCCAGCGGCTGACATATGCGGCGAGGCGCGCTTTGGGGCGAAGCGGGAGAGCGCCTCTTGATGCTGGCGGCGGGTTTCGTTGTTCGGAAGGATGGGGAGCGAGGCGTGGTCGTTACCGTGGACGGGATGACCAACGCGCCCCACGGAGGGGCAGTTGGACAAGTAGGGTCTCTGTATCACCCTACTTTAGTCTCATGGGTGAGACTCTCATCTTATAACCCATTGATTTATATAAGTCCCAAAGGGTCAAAGATTTCTTCTCCGTTCGGCCCAAGATGGTTTATTTGCCCCGTATTCGGGTCGTAGTCTGTGTCATATGGGATAAATTGTAAGCGGGCATTCTTTCTTATTGATTTTATAAAGGTTTCGTCGTTTTCTACACTTTCCCAGATTGATAGTGCAAGCTCAAATTCGCTCGCACGTTGCTGGATTTTCGAGAACACCCGCATGAAGCCTGGGAGATCCATTTTCTGATTTTCTTCGCCAAAGCAGATGGCATTTGTGGATAGTTCTAAAGCCTTGCTCAGTTTCGCAACTTGCGAGGCTTTAGGCTCCGTCTCGTTGGCTTCCCATTTGATGTAGGTCTGCACCGTTACACCCACTTCCTTGGCGATTTCCGCCTGCTTTATATTTTTCCTTAGCCTTGCGTTCTTGATAACCTCACCAAGCGACATAGTCTCACCTATAAAGTAAATATTTCTTTCATCCTAACACCGCTTTTCTTGACTTCCCGCTTCAGTTAAATTTATATTTAGTCTGAATTAAAGCTAAATTTGCTTGACAGGGTTTGCGACTGTTCGCCGTGTGCCAACAGCCGCTTTTGCACATGACGGGTTCAGATGTTTGATTTAACGAAGGAATACGCACATCCGGGAATGATTGACTGGCTCAGTCTTTGGCTGGATGTCAGCCTCGTGCCTGAACCGCTCCGTCTGTTGCTGGAAAAGGAATCCGGCAAAATCATGAAGATTTCTCCGGATGGTGTGGTTGAGTGGGAACGCTGCGCTTGGGAAAGTATTCGTTCCGATACTCATCAGATTTGTTTGCGCATCAACTCACGCTTGGAGATGCAGGGCAGCCCGGCCAGGGTGGGTTTTGGGAATAACGCCTTCGGTTCTCTCGACATCCATTACTGCGCCGAGAAAATGATTACCTTTGCGCTCTTAAATCAGGGATTTTCGCGTGATATTTTGCCGCCTTTGTCGGAGTGGGGATGCACCCGCATCGACATCACCCGCAACCTGTGCATGACAAGCAAGGAAGAACCTGCGCAAGCGCTGGAAGCGCTGAAATACCTGCCTTCCGGTCATCAGAAGATATCCTTTGAGCCGGATGGTCTCTATATCGGCAAGCGTTCGTCCCATCAGACGGCAAAAGTCTATCTCAAGGGAAAGGATGCAAAGCGGTTGCAGAAAAGTAAAAAGGCTTTTTATACAGAGGAGGAATTGCTTCTATCGGAATATTTATTACGTTTTGAATTAATGCTAAGGTCTCGAAAAGTCAAAGATTTGTCAAAATTGTTCAAGCGTCATTGGTCGGAATTTACCCCTGAATTTTTATTATCCCTCCATGGCGAATTTTTTAGTAAATATTTAAGTGATGCAGAGATTGTAGATATGAACACGTTATTGCAAAAACTGATAGAGGTGGCGACGACGAGCGGCAGAACGGAAGGAGCCGCAAAGGCCGCATACGGGTTTTATCTGGTTGTGAAACAGCATGGGTTCGAGGTAGCAAAGATGTCGACGTCAAAGGCTACTTTTCACCGTCACAAGAAACTGTTGCTGGATGCGGGAGTGGCGGCCTCGGATTTGGTGCAATCGAACGTGGTGCCGATTCGACGCAAGCCGATTCTGCTGTGCGACGCCGTTTGCTCGTGGGATGATGTGAAACGGCGCATAGCAGCCTTGAAAGCGGCTTGATGGTAGGACGGGCAGGAATGATGGAATTTGGCGGCCACAGCCGCCGATGGAGCCGCGCCTGCGCGGCGCGCTGCCGGCGAAGAAGGCGGCGTGCAAACCCGATACGACGGCTTGCACGCCTATTACAAACAGCTAGTAGGAACTGATTATGACTGAATGCAGGGTAACACTAACCGACACGCAAGCGATAATCCCGCGTGATGCTTATATTGAATTTTCGATGAACATCGCCGATGCCGCTAATCTTCTGGAAAAGATTGAAGGGATGGGCGACGATATGTTTCAGTCTCACGTTCTTTTGGGAATCGTTTATTTGCTGTGCCGCAGTTTTCCGAACTATCTTGAAGAGGAAAAAAATGAAGGAGGCAATATTAAAAATCCAGATTGA